GGGTCAGTAAATACTCTAATTAATCCATCTAAACTTCGAAATCTTGTATATGAAGACCCAATAACAAAAAACGCAGGTCTTGATGTTTATGAAGATCCAATTAAAGATCATAATTATCTAATTACAGTTGATGTTGCTCGTGGTTTAGGTAATGATTATTCAGCATTCATAGTATTTGATATTACAAAGTTTCCTTATAAAACGGTTGCAAAGTATCGAAATAATGAAATCAAACCGATGTTGTTTCCAAATATTATATTTGATGTAGCTAAAGGTTATAATCAAGCATTTTTATTGGTAGAAGTAAATGATATTGGGGATCAAGTGGCAAGTATTCTTCAATATGATTTAGAATATGAAAATTTACTCATGGCATCGATGAGAGGTCGAAATGGTCAGGTTGTTGGGCAAGGATTCTCTGGTAAAAAATCCCAGTTAGGTGTTAGAACAACTGCAGCAGTCAAGAAATTAGGATGCTCTAATTTAAAAACTCTATTGGAAGATGACAAAATATTAGTGAATGATTATGATATTATTTCAGAATTGACAACATTTGCTCAAAGAGCTAATTCTTTTGAGGCAGAAGAGGGATGTAACGATGATTTAGCGATGTGTCTTGTTCTTTTTTCTTGGTTAGTAGCACAAGACTATTTTAAGGAAATGACAGATAATGATGTAAGAAAAAGAATATATGAAGAGCAAAAAAATCAGATAGAACAAGACATGGCACCGTTTGGATTTATCGCTGATGGACTTGATGATACAGTTTTTGTTGACAATGAAGGAGATAGATGGTATGCTGATGAGTATGGGGATCGATCCTATATGTGGGACTATAGATAAACTTAAGAAAATATTAAATTTATAATTAATTAAGATTGAGGATGATGGACTGGGATATTGAAGTAAAATTATTTAATGCTGAAAAAATGATTACTGTTTACGAAAAACACATTGAAGATTTAGAAAAAGAAAACAAAAGTTTAAAACTACAAGTTGAATTTCTAAAACAACAATTAGCATACAAAACTTTTGGTAAACCAAACAACGAGGAGACAACATGAGTGGAGACGCAGGACTACATGACGAGAGTATTGTCTTTTATAGTAAAAAAATGACTCAAGCAAAGTTAGTTCTTCTAGCTCACAAAGGTATTAAATTAAATTGGAAGGAATACAAATATCAAACTTTACCAAGTAAAGAAATCGCAAGTTAATATTAGATGTTTGAGATTAATCCTGAACTTGAAGTGCAAGTAAGAAGCACAAAAGATATAACATGGCAGGATATGAGAAACTGTGAGACGATATTTAATCTCAATAAAGTACGGAAAACATATTTTGTTATTGATAATTTTTATAAGAATCCAGATGAAATAAGAGATTATACTCTTAGTCAATTAAAAGATTTTAAGAATGTATGGACTGATAAAGATGGTATTAGACCTGATGATAATAAAGTAGGAGGTACAATAGGTAGAAGAATTTATATTAATAAAAAAGAAATTGTGGAAGAGATGAAAGTTAATATGTCTCTTGTCTTTGAATATTTGTGTAAAAATAAAGCGTGGCATATAAAATTCGATAAAGAACATCATGATGATAGGTGGAGTCATATAAAATTTGCTGTCAATATAACAAACCATGATGAGGTTGTAAGATCAAAAAGACCTTGGTATACAATATGTCATGTTGATGGAGATTGTTATAAATGGGCTTCTTTAGTTTATTTAAATAGTCCAGAGGAATATGGGGAGAAAGAGATTCCAGGTACAGGATTTTATAGTGTTGTTCCACCAGATCCTGATGGTAGAGTCAATCCTCCAAAGTTAGAAAGGATTGTACCTATACGCTACAATCGATGTGTCTTATATGATGCTAATCAGGTTCATGGGTCAATATATAAACCAGAATTATATCATAATTATGATAGGTTAACTCAAGTAATGTTCTTTTAAATAATCTAATGGAATTTGATGACCAATTAAAACTTGGACATTTATTGCTCAACGATAGAAAGTGTCGAGTTTGTGGTGAAGAAAAAAATTTAATCGAAGGGTTTTATAGATCTAGAAAGGGAAGAGGTGCTACAGCATCGTCATATTCATATGAATGTAAAGTGTGTACTATCAAAAGAATTGTTGAAACAAGGAAGAAAAAAGTGCCATTTATTGATTGGCAATATCCTGATTGGTAGTGTTCATGTAATGTTTCCCCAATCAAAAAGGTCATTTTAATAAATAATTTTAACATATTTCGAGATTCGGAGAGTACAAGATGCCAGTAAATTTAGCATCTCCTGGAATTGTAGTTAGAGAGGTTGATTTAACTATTGGTAGAGTTGACTCTGCCACAGACAAAACTGCTGCAATTGTAGCACCTTTTGAAAAAGGACCTGTCAATCTACCAATTGTAATTGAAAATGAGCAGGATTTGATTGATAATTTTGGTAAACCAAACAACACAGATAATCAAGTTGAGTACTGGATGGTAGCAGCGTCCTACTTAGCATATGGTGGACAAATGAATGTAGTTAGAGCATCAGGTTCTAATTTAAACAACGCCACTGATGATGCTGGTAGTGTAGTTATCAACAGTGTAGATGATTATATTAACAAAGGATATGATGAAGATACTTTAGCAGGAACAGTAGTTGCTGCAAGAAATCCTGGCTCATGGGCAAATGGATTAAAAGTTGCGATTATAGATTCTTTTGCTGATCAAGTTTTATCAGTAGGTAACACAGCTGGAATGTCAGTTGGATTTGGAGTTACTCAAACAGCATCTGGAACAGTACCAGGTTCTGGATCAACATCATCTCTTGATGGATTTTTCAAAGGTATCATAACTGACATAGGAACTGGAACGATTTCAGTCAAATTCTTATCACACACACCATCAGGTGGAACTGAAACTGAAATAGATTATTCACCATCAGGTGTTTATAGATTTAATTCATCTAGCAATATCACTGCAGTCAATAACAGTTCTGTTGGAGTTGCAACTGTAGCAGTAAATAGTGTATCAGATTGGTTTGATTCTCAAACAATCACAACTACAAACAAGATCACAAAGGATAAAACTACAATAAATTGGAATCAAATTGCAGAAAGACCAGGAACTTCAGCATACGCAGCAGCAAGAAACTCAAGATTTGATGAGGTACATGTTGTTGTAATTGATGATGATGGAGACATAACTGGGAACGCAGGGACAATTCTTGAAAAGAATCTAAACCTATCAAAAGCAAAAGATGCTGAGTTTTCTGCTGGATCTACTTCATATTGGAGAAAGTTTTTACTTAATGCTTCAAACAATATTTTTGGATTAAGTGGTCCTGCAAATCCTGTTACAACAGCATTCTCAAGTGGATTTACAAAAGTTAGTGATGAAGCATGGGATCAAAACGCACAGAATATTAAATTTGCTGCAAACGGTAACATAGGTTATTCTTTAGATGGTGGTAAAAATTATGACGGAACTGCTGACATAACTGCTGGTGGTGCTTTGACTGCAAGTTTGGGAGATTTATCTTCTGGATATGGTTTGTTTGAGAATGTTGATGAATTTGATATTGATTTCCTAATCATGGGATCAGGAGCAAAAACTAGAAATGAAACACAAGCACTAGCAAATAAATTAATTTCAGTTGCTGAAATTAGAAAAGATGCTGTAGCGTTCATATCACCAGACAAAACAACATTCATAACAGGTTCGACATTAAGGTCATCAGACGACATTACAAATAATGTTCTAGACTTTTTTGCTTCAATCACATCATCAACATATGCGGTATTCGATAGTGGATTCAAGTATATGTTTGATAGATTTGGAAATACCTTTAGGTATATTCCATTAAATGGAGATATCGCAGGAACATGTGCAAGAAATGACATCAACAATTTCCCATGGTTCTCACCAGCGGGAACAGCAAGAGGTTCTATTTTAAATGCAATTAAACTTGGATATAACCCAAGTCAAGCACAAAGAGATAAACTCTATACAAATAGAATTAATCCAGTAATCTTCTCACCTGGAGCAGGAATTGTCCTATTCGGTGATAAAACTGGATTTGGAAAAGCATCAGCATTTGATCGAATTAATGTTCGCAGATTGTTCATCTTTATAGAGAATGCAATTGAAGCAGCAGCAAAAGATCAATTATTTGAATTCAACGATGAGATCACAAGGACTAACTTTGTGAATATTGTTGAACCTTTCTTACGCGATGTTCAGGCAAAGAGAGGTATTACAGATTTCAGAGTTGTTTGTGATGAGACAAATAACACTGCTGCTGTTATAGATAACAATGAATTTGTAGCAGACATCTTTATTAAACCTGCAAGATCAATTAACTTCATTGGTCTTACATTTGTCGCCACTAGAACTGGCATCTCATTTGAAGAAGTAATCGGTACAGTTTAACTAAAGGTATAAAAAACTATGGCAACCCAATTTAATAAACCACCATTAAGGACTATCACTGGGTTTAAAAGCAAATTAGCTGGTGGTGGAACTAGACCGAATCTGTTTGAGGTGGAAATTGCTTTTCCTAATGAAACTCAAATAGATAATGATACCAAGGAAAAATCAAGATTCTTAATTAAGGCAGCTGCCTTACCTGCTTCAAACATCACACCAATTGATGTTAACTTTAGAGGTAGGATTTTAAAAATCGCAGGTGATAGAACATTCGACACATGGACAGTTACTGTTCTGAATGATGTTGATTTCTCAATTCGTTCTGCTTTTGAAAAATGGATGAATCTTATCAATAAAATGGAAGATAATACAGGAGAACAAGACCCTGCAATTTATCAACCAGATGCATATGTTCATCAATTAGACCGTGATGGTTCAACACTTAGAACTTACAAGTTCCATGATGTATTCCCAACTCAGGTAAGTCAGATAGATCTTTCATATGAAACTACTGATGCGATTGAAGAATTTACAGTTGAATTCCAAGTTCAGTGGTGGGAAGCACTCAGAGGTGTAGGTGCTAACGCTGGCGGTGAAGATATTAACTAAATTGCATAAATAGTGCTATAATAAAGAAAAGAAAAAAATTATACTATGCCTAAACTGTTTGGTTTCTCTATTGATGATTCGGATGGCAAACCCGATTCAGTGGTCTCACCCGTTCCTCAATCTAATGAGGACGGGGTTGATTATTATATTCAATCTGGATTTTATGGTCAATATGTAGATATTGAAGGTGTATTCAGAACTGAATATGATTTAATCCGTAGATATAGAGAAATGGCACTTCACCCAGAATGTGATGGTGCAATCGAAGACGTTGTAAACGAAGCAATTGTAAGTGATTTGTATGATTCTCCTGTTGAAATTGAATTATCAAATGTAAATGCGAGTGATAAAGTAAAAGATATAATAAGAGAAGAATTTAGAGGAATCAAAGAAATGATGGACTTTGATAAAAAGTCCCATGAAATTTTTAGAAACTGGTATGTTGATGGTAGATTATATTACATGAAAGTAATTGATACCAAAAAACCTGAAGATGGTATACAAGAGATTAGATATATCGACCCAATGAAGATGAAGTTTGTTCGTCAGGAAAAAAAGAAGAACAAAAATTTAGGTGGAGTTGATCTTTCAAATGCATTTAAAGGAACCGAAAAAGATTTATATCCAGAAATAGAAGAATATTATGTTTATACTCCAAAACCAAACTATCCAGTTGGTTCAATGGGTGGGACAGCAAATACAAAAACATCAATTAAAATCGCAAAAGATTCAATCACATACGTGACATCTGGTTTGTTTGATCGTAATAAAGGAACTTGTTTATCATACTTACATAAAGCAATCAAAGCACTTAATCAACTTCGTATGATTGAAGATAGTCTTGTAATTTATAGATTATCAAGAGCACCAGAAAGAAGAATTTTTTATATTGATGTTGGTAATCTTCCAAAGGTAAAAGCAGAACAATATCTTCGTGATGTTATGATGAGATATCGTAACAAATTAGTTTATGATGCTAACACTGGTGAAGTTAGAGATGACAGAAAATTCATGTCAATGATGGAAGATTTCTGGTTACCAAGAAGAGAAGGTGGTAGGGGAACTGAAATCACAACTTTACCTGGCGGACAAAATCTTGGAGAACTTTCTGACATTGAATATTTCCAGAAAAAATTATATCGTGCTTTAAGTGTTCCAGAATCAAGAATCGCAGCAGATGGTGGATTTAATTTAGGTCGTTCGTCTGAGATATTGAGAGATGAACTTAAGTTTGCAAAATTTGTAGGTAGATTAAGAAAACGTTTTGCAAATATGTTTAACGACATGTTACGCACACAATTGATTCTGAAGAATGTAATTACACCTGAAGATTGGAAAAGTTTAAGTGATCATATTCAATATGATTTTGTATATGATAATCAATTCGCAGAACTTAAAGAATCTGAATTGACTAATGAAAGATTAGGAACTCTTGCTACAATTGAACCATACATTGGAAAGTATTATTCAAACGAATATGTTCGTAAGAAAATTCTTAGACAGAGTGATCAAGAGATTATTGATATTGATGAGCAGATTCAAAAAGAAATTAAAGATGGAATTATTCCAGATCCAAATGCTGTAGATCCTATCACTGGACAACCACTTGAAGGTGGTGGAGATTTAGGTGATGTTCCACAAGAACCAGACTTAGAGGGTGATGCTGCAGTAACTGATGCACAGTTAAGTAAAGATACCAAATCGGCTGAGATATAAATAAAATATAACATTATATAAATTTTTATGGCCGATATTATCGATTTGATTGCCCAAGATTCCAAAGCTGCTGACATTAGTTCAGAGATTAAGGATAATTTGTATGCGAAAGCTGCAGAAAAAATAGAAGCACTACGTAGTGGTGTGGGTAACGCAATGTTTAATGAACCACAAGTTGAAGACGAAGTGGAAGATGAAGTCGAGACTGAAACTGAAAACGAATTAGAAACAGAAACAGAAACCCCTGAGGAGGAAGAATGAGAACTTTATTAACTGGCACTGGATCTGAGGTTGCACTCAATACAGCATCCACTGTTGATAGTGCAACTGTTGTTAGAGTTGTTAATCTCTCTGGTTCTGATGCAACTGTCAGTGTTGCAAAAAGCACAACATCTGGTTATGCGAGCACTGCGACTGTAACTTTACCAGATAATACGATTGAAATTTTTGAAAAAGGTGCACAGGATGTTATTTCAGCATCTGCTGCAACAGTAAAAGGATTTAAAGTAGGATTTACAGGATAGTAACATGAAACTCATCACAGAAGAAATTTCAAGCGTTAAATTTATCACCGAAGGAAAAGGTGCTAAAAAGAAAATGTATATTGAAGGTGTCTTCTTACAAGGAGATATCAAAAATCGTAATGGTAGAATGTATCCAGTCCAAACTCTTGCAAAAGAAGTTGGTAGATACAATGAGTCGTTCGTAAAAAAAGGACGTGCTCTTGGTGAACTAGGACATCCAGAGGGTCCTACTGTAAATTTAGATCGTGTTTCACATAAGATTGTTTCTCTTACACAAGAGGGAAATAATTTTATTGGTAAAGCACAACTTCTAGAAACACCAATGGGTAAGATTGCAAAATCTCTCATTGGTGAAGGTGTAAC